AGTAGAGCGTAATGCTCTGCCTTGTGATCTTCGTTGAGACCAAACTTAACTGTGATTTCGTTTTTCACAATCGCGCCTAGTCCCTGTCTCCGAAGCCAGTCGTGTGCCTCTTGCTTTTTAGCAGCAATTATTGAGACACCAAATACATCTTTAACAGATATTTCTGATCCGTCTTTTAATTTTAGAGTTTTTAAATTAAGCTGATTCATTAGATCAGGTATAATTATATTAGAATAATATTTTTCTCTTTCTTTTAACTCTTTCAGTTTTGTTTCTTGATTAATAACTTCTTGTTTTATTTCTTGAAGCGTATTAATTTCTTTTGATAGTTCGTCTGGATTGACGTTTGACACCTGATTCGGTGCATCTTTTCGTAGGTCTATAGTCATATCTTTCTCCATATGTGTTTGTTAGTTTAATCATTAATAATAATCCTTTATCGCAATTTGAAATATAGAGATTTATTTTAGACTGTCAACTATTTTTGAAAAATATTTACTTCTATTGGGTAATAAGTTTTTTCTTGACGATCCCATTTTAAAAGTTTGTATCTACCATTGGTTGTATCAGAAACTAGTGAACATACTACACCTATGATTGCAGGGTCTCCAGATAACAAAAGATAGTCATCTTCTGTGTAGTTCTTTAGAAGCGTTCTAAGTTTCATAACCAAAGGTCCAGGTGAGTGTATCATCTGTGAAAACTCTGGAAGCAACGACACAATTTCACCATATTTTTGTGCGCCTACAATATTGTATTTAGGTTCACCTTTACTTGTGCCTGGTATATCTTGAATTAGATAAACTTTACTCATTTAATCTCCCTGTATTGAGCTATCAAAGAAAATCTTTTACTTTTGTCATTTGAACTCCAGTTTAAAGGAGAATGATATATTTGTGAATTCCAAAAAATAGCTCTGTTTTGTCTAAATCCTACGTGAGTATTTAATTCATTGAAGTCATCTTTTGATACATAAAATCCAGTTCCTTTATGTAAGTCTTCGTTTCCTCTTATGTATACAATTACTTGATGAGTGCAGTTTTCACCGTAATCACAATGAACTCTTGGCTCTACTGTGGCCAACATAGTGATACTACAAAAATGAGTTTTTAATTTAATATCAAATTGTTTTTCACATTCTTTTTTTAAATACTCTTTTACATCCTCAGAGGCCGGTATAGAATACCATATGTGATTTACGTCTTTTATATAGTTACCACCTGCCTGATAATTATAAAAAGGCACTTTATCATATAAAACTTTAAACTTAGAGCTTTCTAAAAAATCGTCTTTTATACGTATATCAAATTTTTCCATCTTGACTTTTTATCTTTTAATCAATATATAACAATTAGAAAGTAAAAGTAAACATGAATTACAAGTTTAAAACTAAGCCATATGCACATCAATTAAAGGCGTTAGAGCGTTCTTGGGATAAAACCTATTTTGCATATTTTATGGAGATGGGTACCGGTAAATCTAAGGTCTTAATAGATAATGCCTCTATGCTATACGATAAAGGTGAGATAAATGGCTTATTATTGGTGGCTCCAAAAGGTGTTTATAAAAATTGGTATGAGGGCGAAATACCTGATCACATGGTAAAACACATTGAAAAGAAAGTTGTACTTTGGGAAACATCTAATTCTTCAATAGAAAAAATAAAAGAATTAAACACTATGTTTGATACAGGCACAGACTTTCATATTTTAATCATGAACGTAGAGGCTTTTTCATATCCAAAAGCTACAGAGTTTGCTAGACGTTTTTTATCTTGTCATAAAGCAATGATGGCAATAGACGAGTCTACAACGATTAAAACTCCTACAGCAAATAGAACTAAAAATATCATGAAGTTAAAACCTCTTGCTAAGTATAGAAGAATATTGACTGGTTCTCCTATTACAAACTCACCTTTAGATTTATATAGTCAAGCAGCTTTTTTAGATAACTATCTGTTAGGCTTTGATTCTTTCTGGGCATACAGAGCTCACTATTGTATTATGAAAACTATGAATTTAGGATCACGATCTGTTAGTGTGCCTGTTGGTCCAAACAAAAGAAATATACCTGAGCTTGAAGAAAAAATAAAAAAATTTAGTGAGCGTGTTTTAAAAGACGATTGTTTAGATCTACCTAAAAAAACATTCTTAACTCGTAAAATAGATTTAACAGGTATACAAAGAAAACTTTATGATGAGATGAGAAAGTATGCCATTTCAGAATTAGAAGGTAAAGTTTGTTCTACGTCTACAGTTATGGTGCAGTTGTTAAGACTTCATCAAATATCTTGTGGCTATCACGCAACAGACGATGGTAAACCTCAACAACTTCCATGTAATAGATTAACAGAACTTATGGATATACTTTGGGAGATATCAGGTAAAGCTGTTATCTGGTCTTACTACGTTGAAGATTGTAAAAGAATTATACAAGAAATAAAAAAACATTTTGGAGAAAATTCTGTTGTTGATTATTATGGTGCAACGGCCACAGAAGATAGACAAAAAAATATTAAAAAGTTTCAAGAAGATCCTGAGTGTAGATTTTTTGTAGGTACAACTGGCACTGGTGGATTTGGTATAACCCTGACTGCAGCAAGTACAATGATCTATTATTCTAATGGTTATGATTTAGAAAAACGTTTACAATCAGAAGCACGTATTGATCGTATAGGTCAAGACAAACCTATGACTTATATTGATTTAGTTGCTGAAGATACAATTGATATTAAGATTCAAAAAGCACTACGTAATAAAATGAATATAGCTAATGATGTTATGGGGGAAGAATTAAAAGCGTGGATTTAAAACGACGTCAAATAGATGAAGCAGCTATTATGTGGAACAAAACTAAAAATTTAAAATATAAAAGTCTTTGGTATAAATTAATAAAAGAATGGGTTCAAAACCAACCTAGGTCTAAGACTTTTTCTAACAGCAGAAGTGATACCGCCCCAACAGTACCCAATAACACCCAATAGATCTTGTCTATCTTACCGCCCAAATCGTGAATACCTTCATGCATGTGTTTAACGTCTTTCTTTAAACCTGTAATATATCCATATATAGAAAGCAAATGCTCTCTCGTACTTTTTGGTTTTAGTTTGTCACCAGCTGGCATTATGTTATCATTCCTCTTTGTCTTAATACTATTTGTTGTTCTTCCGGAGATAAGTATATTTTTTCTGTTTCCGTAAGTCCTTGTTGTGTCACAGTGGGTTGTTGCGCGGTTTGTATTACCTGCGGATTAGGATTAGCACCTGCAACGTTTGCAGGGATAGGTGGCGTTGGTATTTCTGGTATTAAATAATCTTCTATATTTAATGGTTCACCACTCTCTACAAGTCCTCCTTCTTGAAAACTTGGTATTTCTGAAGTAAATAACAATGGTGAGTCCAAAGATACTTGTCTCATATTAGATACCATTCTTCTTAATATTGGACGTGCAGCTATGTAAGGGTTACCTGTTCCTAAATTTCTAGCTATCTCTCTAAATCTTTCCTCAATATCTTCTGATGGAAAGTATGGTTCAAATCTACCAGATTTTAAATTATAAAAATTTTTGTCAGATATTTGTCTTTCATTAAACTCTCTAAATAATTCATTTGATCCAACACCTAAAGTTTCTGCAGCGTTAATATCTTTTTTCATTTCCTGCATTACACCAAATCTAGCGTTGTTAGATTTTGCAAATCTAGTTATGATGTCGT